AAAGAAGAAGGTTAGTTAGTTTGTAAAACTCTATACAGCCTTCATTACTCCAAATTTTTCTAGCATACACTGTATGTATGTGCGAGTCTTCTTCTAATAAGGCATCCATAAGACCTTTTAAGAGATTGTCTATGTCTGGTCGCTGTTGGTGGTCAGAAAAAACCATTTGTGCTTTCTTAGCGTTGCTCCAAGACTTAGGCATTGGGATGTGAAACACGCAATATATTTCGTTACCTAACTTAAAGTTATTATCCCAAGCCCAATCTTTTATATGGTCTTTATATTCCCAATACTTTAGAACTATTGGTCTTTTCTTCCAAGAATCAGCTCTAGTCATTCTAGGCTTTGCCATTCCTGGATAAGGGTACTTAATCATTTTTAGTAACCTCTTCTACTATTTTATCTAAGTCCTGTATAGGCTGTGTTAATATTTCAAGATTATATGTGCCATCATAAACAACTCCAACCACTCTTACATTGCTTTCAGACTCTATTTTTTCTATAGTATCTTTTAAATCATTTCTTACATATAGCTGACCATTGGCGTTACCAACGACATTTAAGTCTACCATAACCCTATACTTACTATTATTTATGATTTCATTTGCCATTTTCTAAATCTTTATTAATTTTTAAAATATAATTATACTTCTCTAAACACTTTCCATGTACAAGTTTACCATCACTAGCTTTTCTATGGCTACAGGCACAGCCTTTTAGTGGCTTTTCACATTGTGGACAATCGTTTGTTTTACTCTCCTTGTTCATTTTTGTACTTATCTTTTATTTTGTCTAGTATATGTTTCATCCTAGACTCTACCTCACCATCTATATCTTTACGATAAGTTCCCCAATCACCAGGAAATACATTTAAGCCTTTACGTCTTTGTTTTTCTTCTTTATTAGCTTGTCTTCTTCTTTCCTTGTAATCTTCAAAAGATTCATTTTTTTCTCTTTTCATATTCTTCTATGTTCTTTATAATATTGTTTAGTTTAAAACCAAGCAATCTAAGTAAAAATCTTAACATACTTTAATTAATTATTTGTTTCTAATATTGATTCTATAGATAAATCACATATTTCATCAAGCTCCATACCATCTTCATCCATAAGAATATCCTCATACATTCCCATTGTATACCATTCATGAACTATACTTAAAACTTCTAGTTCAGACAAATTATATTTTTTTATTATATCGTATAACATTAGTTTGTTGTTTTATGATTATCATCATCATTGAGTATTGCATATATCTTTGGCTCTATTTCTTTTATTTTGCGATATATAGCTCTTACATCTTTCATTACCTCTTGTCTTTTTGATTTAGAAATATCTGTTCCTGTTACAGAGATAACTAATGAATGTGCCTTTTCTAGTAGATTACTTGTTCTCTTTTTCATTTTCTATTTCTTTTTGTAAATTAGCTAAAGCCCTCCATGCTACTTTTGCAGAATGTCTAACACCATCTGTGTCTATTGTTCCTGCGTCTAGTAAGTGTCTTGACAAGGCATCTAACTCATCTCCACTTTTACTTCTATCCCAGTGCAAAGGCTTATCAGGATTGTGTTGTTCTTGACCTACAAAACTGCATTTAGCAACTTCAAGTATTGCATCTGGAAAGTATTTAAGTACACCTGTATATACAGGCTTTTCTTTTCTGTCTTTAGAAACTAGTCCTAATTCCTCTTTTGACAATTTCATCTTTGGGTTTATCATATTTGTAGTTTTAAGTTTTTCTTTAGTTGATGTAGGTGTCCATCCATTCCTACCTTCCTCGTAATAATATTTATTATGCTTAGTAGTTTGTGAATCCATATTGTCCTTCTATAATGTAATCATTAATTTTAATATCAACTTCATTTTCTTTCTTTCCTATTTGATTTAAAACCTTTGGCTTTATATATTCTAGTATTTCATCTTTATTTTCTGACAAAGCAAAGGTGTCAATATAACCTGTTTTAATTTTAGCTTTTATGTAGCTGCTAGTTTTAGAGTTTCTATACTCAAACTTTACTAATACTCTGTATATTGGTTTTGGCATACGCTTTCAAAGTTATTATAAAAATCGTTATAAAAATATTTATTTAATTAAGTTATTAAGAATCGCTTGTATAACATCTACTGTTATGCTGTTTCCACACTGCTTATATCTTTGTGTGTCGCTCACACCTTCTGTGTGATTATCAGGAAAACCTTGTAGTCTTTCACATTCTATAGGTGTTAATCTTCTTATGTTTTTAGTATTAATTAAATGATTTCTTTCACCACCTAAATTAGCTGATAAAGCAGGAGATATACCTTCTTTAGCATAAACTCTATTTTGTTGATATGGTTGTTGATTATGGCTTTCTTTAGATTTATTTAATTGTACTACCTCATCTACAAAACATGGTATATCACCACCTACTTTTATACACTTAGAAATTTTATTTATATCCATAGGTTTTCTTTCTTGAAAGTTACTTTTAAATATACCTTGCACCATTCTTTCACTTAAAAAATACTTAGAGTCTACTTTTTTCTGTAAAATATCTTTAAGGCGTAATTCTAAAGGTTTACCTTTTGGAAATCTAAAATTATTGTCCTGATCATCTCTTATACCTACTATAAATATTCTTTCTCTATTCTGTGGTACACCAAAGTCTTTTGTATTTAAAACTTCATAATGTACATGATAGCCAAGATTATCAAAATTAATTATGGAGAATTGATTGTTTTCTGTTTTACTTAGGCAATCTAAGATAGTCCTTAGTGTTTTACCACCTTCATGATTTACTAAGCCTTTAACATTTTCTGCTATAAAATATCTAGGTCTATGTTCGATAAGATAATTTAAAGCATTATAAAACAAAGTACCTCTAGTGTCATCAAATCCACCTCTCAAACCTGCTAAAGAAAATGCCTGGCAAGGAAACCCAAACACTAGTAAGTCTACATAAGACAAATCTTTCATATCTAAAGTAGTTATATCATCATACATTTTTTTACAAGGAAAGTTTTTTAAATATGTTTCTCTTGCATATTTATCTATATCACAAGCAAACTCTATTTCGTGTTCTATCCCTAAATTAACTAACGCTTGTTCAGGGCTTCCTATGCCACTAAAAAATGTACCTACTTTAATCATGTATGTATTTATCTTGGAATTTTTTTATAATCCTAAAATATTCAGTTCTAAAATAATGTAGCTCTCTTTCAAGCATTTCTATTTCTTGTTTAGTTCTATATAAAACTACGATAGTTCCTAGTATAAAACCAAAACATATTGATACTGCTATTGCTATTAGTGGAATATAAATCATATACAATGTAACAAAAAGTTTTTCATAAAAACAAATTATAAAAGAGATTGTTGCTCTAACTTCAAATATGAATTATTATTTTCATGTTCACCAATCTCAATGTACCTACCATTTTGTATGTTATATTTAAACTCTGCTTCTCCTAATTCACCTATGTGTCTAAACTTAACTTTTTGTACAAAAACTTTTGTTGTGCTGTTTTCAAAATCTCTATATATTGACAATCCGTTATCTACCTGATTATAAAAGTTTGCACTACCAGCAATATCATATAAAGTTGGCACTTCATATAGTTTGTTTTCTTGCTTTGGCATTTTGCGAGGATGTGCAACTAAAAATATGTGTATGTCATATTTTTGTTTAAATATTGTTAGCTTAGTAAGAAACTTATTAATAAAATTAGTTTCGCTATCAGAACCTAAATTAGCATCTATTTTGTTGTATGGGTCTATAACTAGGGCATTTATACCATATCGTCTAATTAAACCTTTAGCTGCGTTTAAAATAGCATCTATAGTGTAAACATCGCTGTCTGGTCTTATCCAATAAAAGTGTTTTGATATAAAGTCTTTTGCTGTACCAAGCTCATGTTTACTCATTCTGTTAAATTTAGTTTCTTTACGGAATGACTTGCCAATTAGTTTTTCAGCTAAAACAGAAAAGTGTAACTGCATAGGATAATGTTCAGGACTAAACACACCAAACTTCCAATTATGCTGTGTTGCTAGTTTCATACACAAATGTTCTAAAAAATTACTTTTACCATGTGTTGGTATACCTGTAACAACAGTTAGTTGTGAAGAGGCAAAGCTAAATAATTTATCAAACTTACTATGACCAATTAACTTACCTCTTTGTAGTCCTGTTTCGTATAAAGAGTCTATATCTATGTCAAACTCTTTAACACTTAAAACACCTTCTAACGGATATGGCTGTGATTTAACTATACATTCTTTTACAACATCTATGTTGTTTTTAACTAAGACATCATTAATGTCTTTACAGTCTTTAGGATAGCTTACTCTATAACAAATATCTCTACCTAGTCTTCTTGATAATTCTTCTTGTAGCTTTAGTCCTGGCTCATCATTATCTACAGCTATATATATTTTTTCAATGTCTTCAGGAAAATCTTTTAAATAATCCATTTTTAAATTACTAGCACCATTTGGCACAGACACACAGTTCTTATATCCTGCCTCATATAATGCTAACTTATCCATTTCACCTTCTACTATTATAGCTCCTTTTTTACCAATTAAATCATCTAAGCCATACATAATTCTTTCAGCATCTTTTACTAGCTTAAAGTTTTTAGCACCATCTCTATATTTAATGTTTACTAAAGAGCTATCTCTATAGTATTTAAACTGTATAGTTGTAACCTCTTTATTTACTTGTGGCATATATTCTAAGCCTTCAGCCACTCTATTGCTTACAAGTGTTTGTTTACTTATGCCTCTACTTGCAAACCAAGACAAAAACTTTTCAGAATAATTATACAAATCATTAGTTTGAGTAGGCACTTTATATACTATTTCTTTCATAAAATTATTTTTAACTTTTAAACTACCATTCCAACCACAATTATGACAATTCCATATACCTTCGTCTATATTAACAGACAAGCATGGGTCTGACTTCTTTTTTCTATCGTGTGAACATTTAGGACATTTTGTTTTAATCTGTCCGTTTGTCTTTTTTACTACTATGCCATTATCTAAAAAACTCATTAAAACACCATATTTGTAAAGCCATTACCAGTAAAGCCTTGATTACTACTTTCATTTATTTCATCATCCCAACAACCTTGATTTAACCAAGTGCTTGGGTGTTTTTTATATTTTATATCTGTTATAGATTGTGAATATTTTTTTGCTGACA